GCGCTCGCCAAAGTACCGGGCCAGATAGTCCGGTATCTCGCTAAAGAATTGGGAGCGCCACGCATGATCCTCACTGTCCAGATGCCACAAATCGCGCTCCACCACGCTAATGCCATCGGGCACGGTAGGCGCGAACAATTCACGTTGGGCGCGGGCAGTGGCGTGATACTGCCCGTTTTGCACAGCCTCTACCGGCATCACTGGAACTCGGCCAACGCCGCATCGCACTGCATGGCCAGGCGCTGGGTTTCCGCAACCAACTCCCCGATGCTGGCGACCTTGGTCTGGCGGATGCTGTGGTTTATCAGATCGCTAACAAGCGCCACCTCGTCCGCATACAGCGCAATCACCACCGCGCGGCCGCCGGCGGCGTTGTGGCGCAGCTCGTAAAGCGTGAAGGTCTTATCGGTCTTGGCAATGACGTAGCGATGATCGATACAGCATTTAGCGGAACGACCGGCCGGCATCAGCCTGGCCGTTTCCTCTGACACCGGACGATCACGCCATGCCGCATAAAGCGGCATGATCGAACCTTCGGTTTCGCGGCCGTTATCAATCAGCCACTGGATGAACCCGCGAGCGTCATTCGTGAAATGATTATTCATTATTCACAGACCCCCGCATAAATGCTGCTGCAAGCGGTTCGGTCATTCATCGCTGCAATCAAATCAAATTGCTGTCCACCTCGGGTGGTTAGGGCCCAATCGCGATAGGTTTCGATGCCATGTGATTCAACCGTGATGCATTCAATTCGCCGCTCGGCTTTCTTTGGATCTTGAGTCGAGGGGAAGAACGTCGAATTTTGGCGGCGTGAACATAAAGCCACGATGCGTTCCCAACGCGCGACACGGGCGATTTCTTCCGGCCATCGGCTAAAAATCTCTGCCAGCTCAGCCTTATTAGCGTGAATGCAAGGCATACACCCAACACGACCACATCCCTGCATATAGAGCGGATTCGGTTTAATACCGTGATAGCGTGCCAATGCGAAAACATCTGCATGTTTCCAATTGATGATTGGTCGATACACATTCAGCCCTGGGGTATCGTCAACATCAGTTTCCCACGCAGGTAAAGCAGCACGTTGAGGTGATTCCTCTGCGCGAACACCTTGCCAACTTATGACCTCGTCATATTCATCCAGCAAACCATTTACAATCTGATCGCGGATGGGAATATGTTTCAGCTCAAAGGTACAAAAACGGGCTTTCGTTGAAGGAAAACGGCCTTTCCACATGCAGAGATCAAGAAAGGGAATACCGGTTGGGTGCAATGTTTCCAGCGCGATATTTACTATTTCAGCGGCACGAGCATCAGTGAAGCCACATTCAGTTACCAGGGTGACAGGCCAACGTTCTGCAATAAACGCTCGCTTACGCGCTATTTGGGCTGAAAAATCAGCTTTAACTCGACGAATTGGCCCCAGCCGAGACTCTAAATATTCTAGGTAGTCCATCGTCTGCGGATGCTCATGCCCCGTATCAGCAAACACAGTTACAGGCTCAATCCCGGCGTCCAGTGCCAACAGCCATTGCGCCAAGCTGTCTTTACCGCCTGAAATTGATACAACGTTTACCGCATCACCAGACAAGCTACGCTCGTCAACTGCGGCCAGCCCCATCGGGTAGCAAATAGTTTTCATGCTGATTGCTCCCCATAGCACCACACCGGGTAACTGACTCGGATCGAATGCCCAGGAAGCAAGGCTTCCGTAGGCGTAATTGACGCCAAAACTTCCCTTGCGGTTTTGGCGCTATCGCCACTGGCGCTAATACTGCGTGGCGCGTCAATTTCGGCCACATCGAACCCGTGGTAGAGATTAATCTCGGCCGCCCGGATGCTATTCGAGATCACAACCGGTATGCCTGACTGACCAATCCGGCGAACGTTAACGGCCAAACTCAAATGCTCGCGTTTCCCAAACTCGCCAGAGTGGTAATTTGTGAATGCATCTTTGCCCTTCTCAGGCAGATAGGGCGGATCGCAGTACACCACGTCACCAGAACGCACCAGGCGCAGGGTTTCGTGAAAGTCGGCGCAGATAAACGTTGCTCGCTTCGCTTTTTCAGCGAAGACGCGGATCTCTTCTTCGGGGAAATAAGGCGCTTTGTATTTGCCATAAGGCACATTGAAAAAACCGGCACGATTGTAGCGGCACAGTCCATTGAAGCAGTGACGATTCAAATACAGGAAAATAACCGCACGCCGAAACCGATCGGCACAGGTATGGTTAAACACCTGGCGAAATTCCAGATATTGCTCGGGCGTGTTCGCCGTCATGAATAAGGCTTGCGCGGAGTCGATAAATCCCTGCACATCCTCTTTGATCACTTGGTACATATTAATCAAGTCGCTGTTAATATCCGCCACCAGGTATTCCGGGTAATCGGTATTCATCATCACAGCGCAGGAGCCACCGAACGGCTCAACCAGGCGATCGCCTTCCGGCAGGTATTCGCGCAATTTTGCCGACAAACGGGCCTTACTGCCCGCCCATTTCAATACTGTTTTAATCATGGTTTCCACCTAATCGTAATTTTCGGTTTCGTAACGGGGTGTCTTGCGCTGGCGAAAACGCCGAATATCCAGCGCGATAGAGACCACGAAGAAGATCGCAGCCGCTGCGGCAATCACCAGCAGGAAGGCCAGCGCTACGGCGATGATAAAAATGGCGTCAATTGTCATGAGTCCATCCCCCTGTTTTTCCAGTTCTCGGCCTCCTGGCGCAGCAGATCGATAATCTCAACAGCGGACAGTTCTCTAATGGCCACATCTGTAGCCAGGCGATCCAACTGGCCCGAGAACAAAACCGCCGCATCAGCAAGCGCCTCATTGCGGGCCAGATTGATCACGTATTCGAACGACTCGGCCGCCGCACGGTTGCTAATGTCTTGTCCGATGGTTGGCATGGTGTTTTCTCCCCATTTGGGCAAAGCGCGGCCCCGGCAACCTGTTGGAAGCCGTGGTGCTCTGCCGGATTAATTAGTGAATTTGGCGAGTTTCGCCGCTGTGATGCGATTGATTCGGGGCCGGCAGTCCGTGCAGGGGTTGGGCGCTTTTCCACCACAAGGCGATCATGCGCGTTGTTACCTCAAGCCCAAGGCTGCCCGCGATGTAGTAAATGGCGCGGATAGCGGCCAGCGCTTCCACCTGCCCCGCCGGCGCCTGCGCTTCGCGGTACACTCGGCACCAGAACGCAACGTTGGCTGCAAACCATTGGTAAGGGTTGGTCAGATGGTAAGAGTCATTGACCAACTCATGCCCCAGCGAGATCAGCCCGTTGGTTTCCTCGCACTTATCCAGGAAGAAACGCGCGTAGCTGGGCTTTACGCCCCAGGCGTTGAAGTCGGACAAAAGCCCTTCTTTTTGTACCGCAATTGTTTTCATAACTACCTCAGTGATTGACGTGTAAGCCGTTAATCCGTTGCAACAACTCGGCCTTGGCCCGCAGGGAGTTGGCGCCCGTGGGTGCCTTCGTGGCTGCTGCTTTTTTCGTCGGGATACCTGGCGCCTCGGTGCGGAAGTCCAGATCGTTGAAACCGCCGAACAGGCTCACCATTGCCTGCAAGCGCTGAATGCCCCTTTTCAACTGGTGCAACTCGCGCTCGTTGAAGTCGTCCCAGCTGTAGTTGCAAAAGAAAGATTTCATGCCGGCAGCGTGCAGCACCACCCCACGGCGAGCCGGGCTAAGCCCGTTCCACACCTTGCGGGTTTTGCTGTGGTGGCCGGTAACCGTGGCACGGCACACCGCAAGCCAATGCTCATGATTCGCCATCATTACCCCCTAAGCCCCATAAGGCGGAACCACCAAGGGCGGCGGCGGGCCTGTATCGGCTGCAATACACAACCACGTGAAAACACCACTTGGCTGGCGCATGGCTGCCAGCGTTGGCCGTTCGGTAATTCCAGCCAGCCGTGGCCATAACTTGGCAGCTGCGGGCTGGGTGATTGTTGTTTCAGAAAATGCGCAAATACTTTCATGGTGTTACCTCAGCTCATGCCGAACGCGGGGGCGCAGGTGCTGAACACGTCAACAGCGGCCGCCAGCATTGGCGTGGATTGGAAACGCGCTTCAACCGACACAACGATCAGCGACAGATCACGAATGGCCTGATTGGCACGGTCGAGAATGGCGTTTTTACGGGATTGCGTCATAGGTGCACCGGATGCGGTTTCGCCGGCAATGGCGCCGATCGCAGCGGTAGCACTCAACGTGTGGGTGGGCAGATTGCCCGGCTTGGCTTCATTCACTGGCACCGCCGGCAGGCAATTCAGTTGAGCCAGCAAGCCGTCCAGGATCGCCGCATCGTCTGTGATAGCTGTCAGCTTTATCAGCTGGGACAACGTCAGCTCATGCGGCTGATCCGGGTTCAACTTGTTGCGGAGCACCTGGGCGGAAACGTTCAGCGCCGGCGCCAACTCGGCCAGGTTGTGCATCAGGACGAAGCGGCGACAAGCGCTATCAAGGTGCGGATGTATGGAGTTCACAAAATCAAACATAGCCAATCCCCAGTAGTTACCTCAGACTCATTACTCGCCGATTAAAATCTCAAAACGAGAATGACCGAGTGATTCAGAGAGTTGCTTTTGCTTGTACTGTGCGTAGTAAATCTTGGTGCGGCTATGAGCGTTTTTCTTTGGTTGAATAGGCAGCAAACCTTTTTCACACCAGGAATAAGCCGTGCGGCGCTTAATGCCCTCCAGCGCGGCAAACTCCCCAGGGCTGACCACAGCACGGGGAATGCGGATTGAAATTTGGGTACTCATGATGCAATATCTCCGGTTAAGTTCGCATAAGTTAACATTCAGTTGCTTCAAGCTCTCAACTTGGAACAAAACGAATACTAGGATCTCAAATCTGCCATGTCAACACAAAAGTCCCCAAATGCGATCCGCATTGATACAACATCAGGCGGTAAAGCAGCGATAGAGCGTTTAGTGGAAGCGTACGGATTTAGTACCCGCCAGGCGCTTTGTGATCATCTCGGCGTTTCGAAAAGCACTCTTGCAAACAGATACTTAAGAGATACTTTCCCTGCCGATTGGGTTATTGATTGCGCACTAGAAACTGGAGTATCACTCCGGTGGCTTAGTACGGGGGAAGGCCCCGTTTATTTGGATCAGTCGAGTGATTTGGTTGCTATAGACCGTCTGAAGCTGATCAACGGCAATTTGCATCAGTCAAACTACATCATGTTTGACAAGGCGTTGTTACCCAATGGGATTATCAGCCCTCGCGTAGTTCTTGATGGCGATGTGTCGCACGTAGTCGAGCTTGACACACAAACGTTAACAGACGGCTCATGGCTAATTGAGATAGAAGGTACTGCAAGCATCAGAAAGTTAACGCGCATTCCCGTTGGAAAAGTCCGAGTTACTGATAACGATATATCGTTCGACTGTTCGATTAATGAGATAAAACTTATTGGACGAGTTGAATTAACGATTGCCAAGGGTTAGGGAATGGCTGTTAGAAAGCTACCAAGCGGGAAATGGATATGCGAATGCTACCCGAACGGGAGAGATGGCAAGCGAGTAAGAAAGCAGTTTGCAACAAAGGGTGAAGCCACAGCGTTTGAAAACTTCACGATGAATGAAGTCAATAACAAACCTTGGCTTGGAGAGAAAACGGACAAGCGCAGACTTTCAGAATTGGTGACTCTCTGGAATTCGCTGCACGGTCAAACTCTGGCAGATCCTAAAAGGATGCTAGCCAAACTCCAGATAATATGTGATGGATTAGGCGATCCCATAGCAGGGGAGTTAACAGCCGCCGATTTTTCCTCATATAGAGAGAAACGGTTAAACGGAGAAATTGTAGATAGAGACGGCAAACTATTAGCTAAGGTCATGCCTCGGACGGTTAACCTTGAGCAAATGAATTTGTCGGCAGTATTCAGCACATTAAAAAAACTTGGTCATTGGGACGCGCCAAATCCTATGACCGGGTTACCAATGTTTAAAATTGCAGACAGTGAACTGGCATTCCTAGAATCGCTTGAGATTAAACGACTGCTAGATGCATGTGCGGAATCAACCAACCCTCACTTAGTTTTGGTTGCAAGAATTTGCCTTTCGACTGGTGCCCGCTGGGGAGAAGCCGAAGGATTACAAGGCTATCAGGTAACCAAGTACCGAATCACGTTTACAAAAACCAAGGGCAAGAAAAACAGAACAGTCCCCATCACTCCGGAGCTGTATGATGCGATCCCCAAAAAACGCGGAAACCTGTTTACCCCCTGTCGTAAAACGTTCGAAAGGGCTTTAAAAAGAGCAGGCATAGAGTTGCCGAAAGGCCAAGCAACCCACGTATTGCGCCACTCTTTTGCCAGTCATTTTATGATGAAAGGCGGAAATATATTGGTCTTGCGAGATATTCTCGGACACACGGATATTAAACAAACTATGCGATACGCCCATTTCGCCCCTACACACTTGGAAGATGCAACGACTAAAAACCCCTTAGTAGGCTTGGGGTGGGTCGAAAAATGTGGCGGCAAAGTGGCGGCGGAGGGTGATAACTGATGTTAATCAATGTTAAGTCATGCAAACTAAGATATTGATAAAAAAGATAAACACCTGTTTTTGTTACCCCTTAAATAGAATGTAGTAATTTCGGATGGGGGTTCAAATCCCCCCAGCTCCACCAAATACGTCGCCAGTGAACCAGATAGACCCGGCGATAATAGCGAAAAAGCCCACAACTTCGGTTGCGGGCT